GTACAGCGGAAACTTCTATCTTTCATCTTTTGACCACTGGATTAAAGAAACAAAGAGGGTGAAGCATTACTTCAGATACATGGATGACATTGTTGTTCTTGGAAACTCAAAAAAAGAATTGCATCAATTAAGACATGATATTGAAGAATACTTCACTAAAAAACTGAAGGTTATAATCAAGGGAAACTGGCAGGTGTTTCCAACATTTATCAGGGGCATTGATTATGTTGGATATAGAAAATTTTTAAATTACTCACTTTTGAGAAAATCAACTTGCAAGGCATTCAAGCGCAAAATGCTTGATGTTAAAAAGAATTGCTTTACTGGTAAAGAAATGACTTTTTCTGAATGGTGTTCAATCAATTCTTATAAGGGATGGCTGATGTGGTGTGATAGTTACAGGCTTTCTGAAAAATACATTACACCAATTCAATCTTTTGCAGATGATTACTATGTAAATAAAATTAAAAGAAAGGCGGTATGAAAATGGTCAATCATGAAAGGGTTAGAAGTACGGTAAAGCCTGATGCACTTGTTATTGATGAATCAAGTGTTTGGGTTCACACCAACATTGCTGAAGTAAATGAAAATGTTGGTGCTGAAAATGAGTTTACCGGGTTTGAATTTGATTGTATTCAATATGGTAAGGATGAATACATCAAGCTTATATCCGACAAGAATGACAGCCTGGAACAGCAAATAACAGATGCACAACTTGCCTTGTGTGAACTGTATGAAGGGATGGTGGTATAAATGGCAAAGATTTATGCTGATTTAATCAAAAAAGGATTGAAAACCATTGATAATGTTCCTGAAAAACTTAAAGCAGAAGTCCAGACACTGCTGGACAGTGACAATGTATAGGCTACTCTTATTTTTATTCAGAAAGGATGTGTTTTGTATGGCGGTTGTTTATGCAACTTTAATCATCAAAGGAAAGAAAACCTTTGCTGAAGTGCCTGAAAAAATCAAAGAGCAGGTCAAACAGGTTCTGATTGACCTTGACTGCGGCGATTTGGCAACAGAATAACACTTGAAATCATTAGGGGGTATGTTCTATATACCCCCGACAATTAAAACCCCTGTGTGGCAAATTTTGAGGTCACACAGGGGATTGTTTTTAAGAAAGGGGTTTTGTCTATGACAATAGAACTTGCCCTTCTGATTTCAGGTGTATCACTGGCATTTGGAATCTACCAGGGGATTGTAAACATGAGAAGAAACAACAGGAATGATGACCGCAATGATGCAACACAGTTGACCACAGTGATTGTCAAACTTGAAAATATCGGTAATGGAATTACTGAAATCAAAAGTGAAATGACCAATGTCAAAAATGACATCAAAGAGGACAGAGAAAGAATTATAAGGGCTGAAGAATCAGCAAAACAAGCACACAAGCGGTTAGATACACTTGAAAAGATTGTGAGGAATGCAGATGAATAAATCAAAAAACAAATTTTCAAAAGCAATCGTGGCAGCAGTGGTATTGTTAAATACAATTTTCACTGCTGCTGTTCTTTATGTGTTCTTAAAAGTAGGCAGTGAACCAGTCACCTTGATTGGTGCATGGTTTGCTTTCACCACAGGTGAATTGTGGATGCTTTCAAGTATTAAAAAGACCAAAGTAAATAAAAAGGATGGTGTGAATAATGAACAAAATTGATTGGAAAAGCAAATTAACAAGCAGAAAATTTTGGGCAGCGGTCATTGGCTTTGTAACTGCAATCATGATTGCATTTAATGTCAGTGATTTGACTATTGAACAGGTTGTTGGACTTATCACAGCAGCTTCCACACTGATTGCTTACATAATCGGTGAAGGAATGGTTGATGCTGCAAGAATCTCTAATACTTCAACAGCCAACACAGAAACAAAAGAAAGTGACGGTGGACAATCATGAGTAACAGTTCTTTAGTAAATTACACTAAAATTTCCCCAAACAGCAGCAATCCCCGAAACCATGTAATTGATACCATCACGATTCATTGTATGGCAGGTAATCTTTCGGTGGAAACCTGCGGTAATGTTTTTGAACCCACTTCCCGTCAGGCTTCTTCAAATTATGGTATTGGTTCTGATGGCAGAATTGGAATGTATGTTGAAGAAAAAAATCGTTCCTGGTGTTCCTCTTCCGCTTCAAATGACAATCGTGCAATCACAATTGAAGTTGCTAATGATGGTGGAGAAGATACCGGGTGGCATGTTTCAGATAAAGCTTATGCCGCTTTGATTGCCCTTGTGACTGACATTTGCAAGCGCAACAATATTAAGGAATTAAAGTGGAAAGCTGACAAATCCCTGATTGGTCAGGTGGATAAGCAGAACATGACAGTTCACCGCTGGTTTGCAAACAAATCTTGCCCCGGTGATTATTTGTATAACCTTCATGGGAAAATTGCTGAAGAAGTGAACAAAAGATTGAATACAACACCTTCAACTGGTGTTCTGTACAGAGTGCAGACAGGTGCTTTCAGTAATAAGGCAAATGCGGATGCATTACTTGCAAAAGTCAAAGCAGCCGGGTTTGAAACATATATGGTTCAGAATAATGGACTGTATAAAGTTCAGGTTGGTGCTTATGGTGTGAAATCAAATGCTGATGCTATGGCTGCAAAATTAGAATCTAAGGGCTTCAGTACCTTCATCACAACTGAAGGTGGAACACCTGCACAGCCTGAAGCACCAAAGCCTGTTACAACAATCACTGAAGGAAGTAAGGTCAAAGTGAAACAAGGTTCAAAAACATACACTGGTGGTGGAGTTGCATCCTGGGTTTATGACAAGGTTTATACAGTGGATGAATTGAATGGTGATAGAGCTGTTCTTGACAAGAATGGACTGTGTACACCCTTCAAAATTTCTGACCTGATACTGCAATAATCTTGTTACTAACGTGTTACTAACTAACGTGTTTGAACCCTTCCGAACCAGTTCAAAAAGTTCAGAGAACCGCATAAACACTGTGTTTTTGCTGGTTGTAAATTGAACAAATTCATGATATAATATCCACACATAACCCCGAACTGCTTATATTTAGCGGTTCGGGGTTATTTTTGTTACTAACCTGTTATTAGTTCAATTCTGTTCACCCTTTTTCTTGTCTATCAATTCAATGGCATCTTTCAATTCTTTAATGGTCTTGTGGGTGTAAATTCTTTCACCCACTTCCTTTGACTTGTGACCCATCATCAAATCAATACACACCTTATTTGCACCTGCGGAATCAAGCCTTGACCTGAATGTGTGTCTGCATTCATGGGGTGTTTTATCAATTCCCAACTGTTCCATGATTGTATTCCAAAAAATGTAATACTGACTATTGGAAATTCTCTTTGCTTCATAGCTGAAAAGATACTTGTTCCCCTGGTCTTTTCTTCTTTGAACAATTTGAACTATCTTGGAATGAATGGGAACAATACGGTCTTTTCCTGCTCTTGTTTTGATACCGCCTTTTATTGTCTTTGCATCCATGTCAACATTGTTTGTTTCAATGGTAAGCATTTCACTGATTCTGAATCCAGTATAAAGAAGGAACAGAACCGAATCAACCCATTCCTGGTCTTTAATTCCCCACACACTGGTGACTTCTTCATCTGTGAATGGCTGCTTCTTGGTTTCAGGTATCGGTTCAGCAGTAATCAACTGGGAATATGACTTGTTGATAACATCCAGTTCCAGTGCATACTTGTCCAGGTGACCAAACAGGTTCTTGATTGCCCACTGGGTTGAGTATCCACATCCGCAATTATCAATGCAGTCCTGCATGTGGAAAGACCTGACTTCTTTATACTTCATCTTTTCAATCTTGGAACAGTGTTTGAATGCTGACTTCAATGAACCCTGGGATGAAGTTGACAGTTTGGGCATCTTCTTTTCAGACCATTTTTCAAACAGTTCCTTCATAGTTATCTTGGCAGCATCAATGTCATAAGGGTTGCGGTTGTATTCAGCAAGAATCATCAGACCTTCTTCCCTTGTTTCACAATACCCTATTGTTTCATAAATTGGATGACCCTTGTCATTCCATCCTATTGTTTTACGGATGACAAATGGCTTCCTGCGATTACCTGAAAGCCTGGCAACAGTTCCATAACCATTTGGATTCTTGATGATGTTCACCCCCTTTCATATATGGCTGCATGTTACAGGTCAATTTTCTTAACTGAACCATTGGACAAGCTTCTGAATTCATCAATGAACTTCTTTGCAGGTATGAAAGAAGCAGTTGCATCAAAAGCAATGTAATCAACAGACCCTTCCTTTTCATAGGTGAAAATAAGGTAATGATGCACTTCCTTGATTTTCTTTTCCTTGACCCTTCCACCAATTAAAGCACCCACAGCACCAAACAGCATTGCACCACCAACAGCACCTGCTGCACTGGAAACATACTGCTTTTGAATGTCCATGTCACTTGTCATAGAAATGTCAGTGATTTTGTTCTTCATCAGATTGAACTGTGTACCCTTGGCATTGATTTCAATTTTATCAGGGTATGAATACAACTGACAAAGCGTGTGTTCTGCAACAGGCAATCCTGCGGTGTGTGGTAAGGCAATAAATAATGTTGCCCCCTTTGACTTCAATTCCTTTTTCACTTTCTTCTTGGCTTTGGATGATGCAATAACCATCACAATACAAAAGATGATGAATAACACCAACAATGCCCCAACAAAGTATTCCATAATAGTACCGCCTTTCATTTTTTTGAATTTTGATGTGTTACACCTGTTACAGTGTTACACATCTTTTCTTATTACTTAATTTTTAGAGAAACTATAAAAAATTTGATGATTTGAAAAACCTTAAAATATAAGAAATACAAAGTAAGTGTAACATCTGTAACATCTGTAACACATCAATTCTTTTCGGTGTACTTCTCAATCATACAAAGGTCAATCAGTGTGTCAATAGCTTTTTCTTTGCCGATTTCATTTAGTTCAACAAAGTGTTCAAGTAATTCAACAGCTTGTTTTCCAAAGGTTACTTTGATGCATTCAAGAAGTTCAACTTCCGCTGCACACTTTTCATACATCAATCTTTCCATTGGAACATCATGACCCATCAACCAGGCTTCTGATACATTCAATGCCCTGGCAATCAGATACAGTGCTTTTTGTTTAGCTTCATAAACTCCATTTGTGTATTGGCTGATTCTTGCTTTGGATAAACCAGTCCTATTTGACAATTCAATTGGTTTCATTCCTCTTATTTCTAATGCTTGGTTAAGCCTATTTTTGAAAGAATCTCCCATGTTCATCACCACCTTACTAATATTATATGGGATTGTACGCAATATTATACACCATAGTTAAGGAAATTTCAAGGAAAACAGAAAAAAGTTAAAGAAAAATGAAAAAACCTATTGACAACAAAAGTTAAGGATGCTATTATGAAGCGTAAAAAGATTTGGGCATACCTTGATGGTAAGAAACTGGTTGAAGTGATTCAGGCAGCTTTGGACAATAACATGACTGTTGCTGATATGAAAGCCTTGTTGGTCAAAGAAAACTCTGGTCATGAAATAACATTTAAGGTGGTGTAATCATGGAAAACAAAAGCTTACATGAAGTTATAGGAAAACTTGAATCATTATTTTCAACCTTCAACGGTCACTTCTTCAATGGTGAACTTGAAAAACCCATTATCACAATTTCACCCGACACAACCAAAGGTGCTTATGGATGGTGTACATCCTGGAAAGCATGGAAGAACAGTCCTGATGATAAAGAAGGATATTATGAAATCAACATGTGTGCTGAATATCTTGCAAGACCGTTCTTACAGACTTGTTCAACCCTTATCCATGAAATGGTTCACCTGTTGAACCTTCAAAACAAAGTTCAAAGAAGTGGCTGAACAGCATGGTCTGACAGTGGACAAGTCTGAAAAATACGATTGGTCAACTACTACCCTTACAGATGAAGCTGCTGACTGGATAAAGTCTGTATATAACAATGAACAAGGTTTTGAACTGTTCAGAAGCAAGCTTCCAAAGATTAAAGCTTCAAGTTCATCATCTTCAAGAAAGTATGTATGCCCTGGATGCGGTGCAATTATCAGAGCAACAAAGGAAGTCAGGGTCACATGCACAGACTGTGAACTTGAATTTGAAGAAGAAATCTGATTTCCAGTGATGCACCTTGACAAGTGAACACAGACCAGTAAAAGGCATGGAACAATCCCCATGTTGTAATAACCTGGTTGAAAAGATATGAAAGGGGGTGTTTTTAGTGAACAAAGCAAGAAGAAAGCAGCTTGATGAAATAATTGAAAGAATAAATTCGGTAAGGGATGACCTGGAATCCATCATGAATGATGAAGAAGAATACAGGGATAACATGCCTGAAAATCTTCAAGGGTCTGAAAAATATGAAAGGTCAGATGCAGCATGTGAAGCTATGCAGGAAGCAATTGACCAACTGGATGAAGCGGTTTCAAATGTGGAAACTGCACAAGAATAATTGATGAAAGGAAGGTGAACAGAATGATTGATGTGACTTTTGACTATTCCAAACTTAGGGGAAAAATCAAGGAAGTGTTTGGAACACAGGCTGCATTTGCTGCGGAAGTACCAATGTCAACCGTTTCCCTGTCTGAAAAACTGAACAACAAAGTGCAGTTCAGTCAGAAGGAAATTGACAAGGCATGTGACCTGCTTCAAATTGCAAAAGAAGAAATACCCATATATTTTTTTACACCAAAAGTTAAGGAAGCTTAACCAACTTAAAGAAAGGATGGTATGAAAATGAGTTTTTCAGAGCAGTTGAAAAAAGCAATGTTGGAACGGAACATGAACCAGGCTGAACTTTCAGCACTAACTGGGATTGGAAAGTCATCCATCAGTCAGTACATATCAGGCAAAAATGAACCAAAAGAAATTGCCTTGAACAAGATTGCAGAAGCACTTGATTGTTCGGTTGCCTTCCTGAATGGAACAACAGAATGTTCTGACATGACCATTGACCCAAAGGGGTTGAAGAATGTGCCTGTTGACCAGGCTGCAAAGATGCTTGGTAAGTCAAGGCAATTTGTAAGGGTTGCCCTTCAAAGAGGGATTGCACCATTCGGTTTTGCAGTCAAGCTGTCAGGTGAAAAGTTCTCTTATCACATTTCACCAAAGAAGCTTAATGAGTATATAGGACTTTGAGAAAGGAAGGTTCAGACATGGAAAATGTAAAGGGATTCAAAGTGTTCAATCCTGATTGGACATGCAGAGGTTTCCAATATGAGGTTGGAAAGGTATATGAAGAAGATGTGAAACCAAGTGTTTGTGACATTGGCTTCCACTTCTGCAAACAGGCAAAGGACTGTTTCAATTATTACAGATTTGACCCCAACAACAAGGTTGCAGAAGTCATTGCCCTTGGTGATGTTGCGGAAGATGGTGACAAGTGCAGCACCAACAGAATTCAAATAGTGCGTGAAGTCACCTGGGAAGAAGTGCTGACCATAGTCAACACAGGAAAGGCTTGCACTGGTTTTTGCAACAGCGGTGATTGGAACAGCGGTGATTGGAACAGCGGTGATTGGAACAAGGCTTCCAATGTGGTTGGCTGCTTCAACACCAAAAATCAGAAGCTGCGGTTCTTTGATAAAGAAGCAGACCTGACCTTTGAGCAGTGGCGAAATTCAGAAGCATATTGGTTGATGAACAGAATTGATTTCAGACCTGCTGACTGGATTTGGTCAAATGAAATGTCAGATGCTGAAAAAGCTGAACACCCTGAACATGAAACAACAGGCGGTTATTTGAAGATTCGTGACAATACAGATTGCTGCAAAGAATGGTGGAACGGTCTTTCACAGAATGAAAAGCAAGTCATCATGAACATCCCCAACTTTGATGCAGACAAGTTCTTCAAAATAACTGGGGTAAAGGTTGGGTGATTCTGCATGAAGCTATATGAACACCAAGGACAAGCACTGAAACAGACCAAAGGCTTCAACAGGGTTGCATATTACTTAGACATGGGTCTTGGAAAAACCTTTGTTGGGTCAGAAAAAATGAAGCAGCTTGGTGCAGATACTAACCTTCTTATTTGTCAGAAGTCAAAGATAAGTGATTGGGTGCAGCACTTCAAAGACCATTATGCAGAAATCAGAATCTATGACCTTACTGACAAAAAGCAATTAAGTGACTTCATTTCACATGACACAGCCTGGGCAGGTTACCATGGTGCAACTATGACGGTTGGAATTATCAACTATGATTTGGTGTTCAGAAGGTCAGAACTGCTTCAATTAGAGCATTTCACAATGATGCTTGATGAATCATCACAGATACAAAATGACACAGCGAAACGGTCAAAATTCATTCTTAAAATGAAACCTGACAATGTGATTCTTCTTTCGGGAACACCGACATCAGGTAAGTATGAAAACCTTTGGTCACAGATGAACCTGCTTGGATGGTCAATCAGCAAAGAACTTTACAACAGGCAATATGTGAACTGGGTCAAGGTTGAAACAGATGGATTCATACATCATGTGATTGACAAAGAAACCCCATACAAGAATGTTGACAGACTAAAGCAAAAAATGCGTGACCATGGTTCAGTGTTCTTAAAGACAGAAGAATGTTTTGACCTTCCTGAACAGATATTCATTCCAGTAACAGTGCCGAAAACAAAAGAGTACATACAGTTCAGGAAAAAAGGACTTGTTACAATTGAAGGAACTGAACTTGTTGGTGACAGCACCCTGACAAAGCGTTTGTATTCCAGGATGCTATGTGGTCATTACAACAAGGACAAGCTTCAAGCCTTCAAGGACTTGGCATCCAGTACCAAAGACAGATTGATTGTGTTTTATAACTTCAATGCAGAACTGGATGCACTTCAACGGATAGCAGCAGAACTTGAAAGACCAGTATCACAAGTGAATGGTCATGTTAAAGACCTGACTGCTTACGAAAATGAAGAAGATTCAATCACCTTGGTGCAGTATCAGGCAGGTGCAATGGGGTTGAACCTTCAACAGGCAAACAAGGTTGTGTTCTACACACTTACTGATAAAAGTGAACTTTTTGAACAATCAAAAAAGAGGGTTCACCGAATCGGTCAAAGCAACACATGCTTCTACTATCTGATGATGTGTAATGACAGTGTTGAAGAAATCATTCTTGATTTGCTTAACCAAAGAAAGGATTTCACAGATGAACTATTCAAGGACTGCGATAAATAGAAGAAAAAATCAAATTGTGTTTAGAAGAATTCTTATATCTTGGGTCATTGTCCTGCTGATAGGTGCAACAGTTGGTTTTCTGATAGGAATATCCATCAAGGCAGTTGGTGCATCTGATACAGATGAAACGGTGATTGAAACCAGTACACCAATGGTGACATCAACACCCATCAATAAAAAGACCCACATTGAAGAAACTTCTGAACCGCAACCAACAACTGAACTGGTCAGCCTGGGTGAATTCAGAATCACAGCATATTGTCATTGTGAAAAGTACTGCGGTGATTGGTCAAAAGACAGACCGACAAGTGAAGATGGAAAGCTGCTTGTTTACACAGCATCAGGTGACCTTGCAGTTGAAGGTGTCACCATAGCAGCAGACACAAACATATTGCCATTTGGAACGGAAATCATCATTGATGGCAAAAAGTACATAGTCCAGGACAGGGGCAGAGTTATTAAAAACAATCGAATTGATGTGTATTTTGAAAATCATCAGGATGCACTGGAATTCGGTGTTCAATACAAAGAAATATTCACAGAAAGGATGATTGAAAATGATTAAGTGTAACAACGAATGCCCACAGGGAAAGTTTGACGGTTGTTGTCATTCTTGCCCAAATATTGAAGGATGCACAGATGCATGTGAAAGTGAACCAAAAACATGTGGAGAAGCAACTTTTGATGAAGAAACAGGTCTTGTGACCTTCAAGGAACAGCAGCTTGCAGTGCTTCAACAGATTGCTGACCTGGTTACTGCAAAGAAGCAGATTGAAGCAAAGGAAAAGGAACTGAAAGACAAGCTGAAAGAAGCAATGGAAATGTTCAACATCAAGAAGTTTGACAGTGACATCCTGAAAATCACTTACATTGCGGAAACCACAGCAACAAGCATTGACAGTGCCAAGTTGAAAAAGAAATACCCTGCAATTGCTGATGAATGTTCCAAAACTTCCAACAAGTCAGCTTATATCAAGGTTGAAGTCAAGGATGATGAAAAGTAAAGAAACCACTTGCAGGGATTGCAGAAGGTGGCGGTACTGCTTGGAAAGTTCAAGGGAATATCCTTGCACAACATTTGAAAGGAAGGATGAACATTGGCAGCAGAAAAACAGTTTGAAAACAAAGTCAAAAGATGGCTTGAATCCGAAGGCATATATGCAGCAGGAACACCACAGGACAGGAAAAAAGCATCCGAATGCGGATGGTACTTAAAGACCTGGGGTGGCGGTTATCAAAAAAGCGGTATCCCTGACCTTCTGATATGTGTGAATGGAATCTTCATCAGTGCCGAACTGAAAGGTGATTCAGGAACACCATCTGACCTTCAATTGAAAAACACAGCAGCAATCAATGGGTCAAATGGAATAGGTGTGGTTCTGTATCCGAAAGGATTTGAACGATTTCAAAACATAGTGAAAGGGGTGAAAAAATGCAATGTTCACACAGCAGAATTGAATGCTTTGAAAAATGCCCATTCAAGTACAAGCTGCGTTATAGTGACCGAATACTAACCTTACCGCCTGACAATGCTGACCATCCGCTTATTATTGGGACAGCACTTCACACAGGACTGGAAAAGGGTGTAACAAAAGCACTGGATGAATACTTCATGTCATATCCAGTCATCACAGATGACCACATAAACGAAGCAATGAAGCTTGAAAGCTTAATACCAAGGGCAGCAAAGCTAATTCCCAAAGGGGATTTTGAAGTTAAGATTTCAACGGAAGATTTCATTGGATATATTGACCTTCTTGCACCAGTGACAATGTTCCATGATTCGGAAGTTCCAAATCAATATGACATCTATGACTTCAAGTATTCCAACAATATCAGCAATTACAAGCAGTCAGACCAGTTGCACATATACAAATACTTCTTTGAAAAGTGCAACCCTGGCAAGCACATCAGAAACCTTTTCTTCTTGTTTGTTCCGAAGGTCAACATCAAGCAGAAGAAAACAGAAGATTTATCAGAGTTCAGGAAACGGATTCTTGATGAATTAAAGGGTGTTGAACCCGAACTTGTTCAGATTGAGTATGACCCAATGAAAGTCATTAACTTCCTACTGAACACAAAGCACACCATTGAAGCAACAGACTTCAATAAAAATGTTGGTTACCTATGTAACTATTGTGAATATCAAGACTATTGTCAGAAAGGATTTGATTACATGTTATTACCAAGCAAAGAGAGAAGAAACATTGAGAAAATCGAAAAGAAAGTTATTTGGATGTATGGTTCACCGTTCAGCGGAAAAACCACATTCGCAAACAAGTTCCCTGACCCCCTGATGCTGAACACTGATGGAAACATCAAGTTTGTTGATGCACCTTACATTGCAATCAAGGACAAGGTTGAAGCAAATGGAAGAATGTCACCGAAAAGAACATTCGCTTGGGCAGTGTTCAAAGAAGTCATTGAAGAACTTGAAAAGAAGGACAATGACTTCAAGACCCTGATTGTTGACCTACTTGAAGATTGTTATGAGCATTGCCGACTGTACATGTATGACCAAATGGGCATCACACATGAATCAGATGACAGTTTCAGGGCATGGGATAAAGTGCTGACTGAATACCTGTCAACCTTGAAGAAGCTGATGAACCTGGACTATGAAAACATCATTCTGATTTCCCATGAAGATACATCCAAGGACATCACCAAAAAGGGCGGTGACAAAATCACTGCAATCAAGCCGAACTTGCGTGAAAAGGTTGCAAACAAGGTTGCAGGAATGGTTGACATTGTGGCAAGGGTTGTTGCTGATGGGGATGTCAGAACCCTTTCATTCAAAACAAATGAAGTCATCTTTGGCGGTGGAAGGCTTACAGTCAGCACCAATGAAATTCCCCTTGATTATGATGCTTTCCTTGAAGTGTATGCGGAAGCAAACAAGAATGCGGTTGCAGTCATGAACGGTGAAGCACCTGTCACATCCGCTTCCACAGAAAGAAAAGGCAGACAGAAAAAGGACAAGACCCCTGAACCCGAAGCACCGAAGGAAGCAACCAGTGCAACAGAATCTTTTCCTGAACCTGCTGAAAACAGCACAGGAACAGCTTCCACTGATGACACCACAGAAGGTGGAACAACTGAACAACCTGCTGCACCCGATACTGCGGAAAGTGCAGAGCAGGAAGCACCAAAGCCGACAACAAGAACCAGGAAAAAGAGGGGCGAATAATGGCAGAAGTAATGCAACTTAAAGATGGGAAGGTTCAGACCGTCTTTGATAGCAAGGACTTCAAATGGCTTCTTGAACAGTACATGGGATATGAAGCATCCAGGTATTTTGAAAACCTGATTGACGGTCTTGAACAGGCTGTTCAGGAAGCACAAAACAAAGAAAACAGTGACCTTGGTTCTTATGAAGCTTCATTGGAATCAAACACAAGAGCCTTCCAGGACATCTTGGAAGTGACAAATCAGATGGTAGAAACCATTTATGCAAACAGACTTCAAAAGGACAAGCTTATCAAGCAGGTCGAAGAAGTCAGAAAAATAATCAACAATCAAATTTGAAAGGATAAGGTGAATTAAAATGGCACAACAAAACATTTGGGATAAGTTTGACAAGGCATACAACACAGAGGAACTTGCAAAAGAAGTTCAGGAACAGAAAGAAAGCGGTGGGAACTTCACCCCTGTTCCCTTTGGCAGCTATGAAGTATCAGTCAACAAAATGGAACTGACTGAATCAAAGGCACATGACCCCATGGTTAGCATTTGGTTCAAGGTTCTGAACGGTGAACACAAAGGCAGCTTGATTTTCTACAACCAGGTTATCACACAGGCTTTCTGTATCCACAAGGTCAATGAATTGCTGCGTTCCATGGACACAGGCATTGAACCAATTGAATTCAAGACATACAAGCAGTATGCACAGCTTCTGATGGATGTGCATGAAGCAATTGATGGAAAGCTTGAATTCGGGTTGGAGTATGGCGAAGGCAAGAAAGGCTTTGGTACATACGAAATCACAGATGTGTTTGAAGTTGAATAATCATTGATTTTGGGGGAAGGTAACCCCTTCCCCCTATTACTTTACTGAAAGGATGTGATGAAAATGCTGTTTTATGACTTTGAAGTGTTCAGTCAGGATTGGTTGGTTGTCATCAATGATGTGACCAATAGATGTGAACATGTTATCATCAACAATCCTGATGAACTTGAAAAAGTTTATAAGCAACACATAAATGACATTTGGGTTGGTTTCAATTCAAGGCATTATGACCAGTACATCCTGAAAGGTATTCTTTGCGGATTTGAACCGAAGAAAATCAATGATTTCATTATTGTGGCAGGAAACCCTGGTTGGAAATATTCTTCTGTCATGCGGAATGTACCACTTATCAATTATGATGTGATGCTTGGCACAGACAGGGGTTTGAAATCCTTTGAAGGGTTCATGGGCAACAACATCAAGGAAAGTTCAGTTCCGTTTGACATTGACAGGAAGCTGACACAAGAAGAACTTGATGAAACAGTCAAGTATTGCAGACATGATGTGGAACAGACAATTGAAGTGTTCCTGCAAAGAAGTGAAGAATTTGATGCTTCCAGGGAACTGATAAAGCTGTTCAATCTTCCGATTTCATCATACAGCAAGACCAAAGCACAATTGGTATGTGAAATCTGCGGTGGCATGGGAAAAAGGTTTGATGATAATGAATTTGACTTTCCAATTGTTCCATGCTTGAAGCTGAACAAATATAAATATGTACTTGACTGGTACAAGAACCCTGAAAACCACAGCTATGATAAGTCATTGGAAACTATGATTGCAGGTGTACCACATACCTTTGCCTGGGGTGGCATCCATGGTGCAAAGAAGCAAAACACTGAATCAGGTGTGCTGTTGAATATGGATGTAACAGCTTACTACCCTTCCATTCAGCTTCAATATAAGTATGGGTACAGGAACATGTCAAAGCCTGAAAACTTTGAATTGATTCATAAGGAAAACCTGCGATACAAAGCCGAAGGAAACAAAAAAGCAAGGTCACCTTTCAAGATTGCAGATAACAGCATGAGTGGGCAGCTTAAAGACAAGAACAGCAGACTGTATGACCCATTGATGAATAATGCGGTTTGCGTGAATGGTCAGCTTATGCTGCTGATGTTGATTGAAATGGTTGAACCCCATGCACAGCTTGTTCAGAGCAACACAGATGGTATTTTATTAAAGCTGAAAAGCATTGATGATTATGACATCCTGGATGATGTTGTCTATGAATGGGAATGTGCAACAGGAATGAAAATGGAATTTGAATTGTTCAGCAAAGTGTTCCAAAAGGATGTAAACAATTACATCATCATTGATGCGGATGGAAAAATCAAGTCAAAGGGTGGATATGTGAAGAAGCTTTCCAACTTGGACTATGACCTTCCCATTGTCAACAAAGCACTTATCAATTATATGGTGCATGGAATATCAGTTGAGGATACCGTTTTGAAATGTGATGACCTGAAAGAATTTCAGATGGTGACAAAAATATCATCAAAGTACAAGCATATTGTTCATGGAAGCAAAGTGTTGAAGGAAAAGTGCATCAGGGTGTTTGCTTCAAAAGCACCATCTGATGAAGGTGTATCAAAGATAAGTGTCCGAACTGGCAGACCTGAAAAACTGTCAAATTCACCTGAACATTGCTTCATCTACAATGACGAAGTGAACGGAAAGGCAGCACCTGAAAAACTTGACAAGCTTTGGTATATCAAGTTTGCAAAGAAAAGGCTTGCTGATTTTGGGGTGGTGTGATGGACAGAAATTATAAAAGAAAGGAAGTGATGGAACTTGTTTTTCAAAGGATATGTTGAAACCAAAGATAAGAAATGTATTGAGAAGTTCAAGAACAGAACAGACTTCAAAACATACCGACAAGTGAAGTCACTTCCTGAATTTGCAGGTATTTTGGACACTGACACCATTCTGATTGACATTGATGACCTTGAACAAAGTGAATTACTGTTCAACATAGTCAAGGACAATCAGTTGAAGTGCAGAGTATATCAAACAACCAGGGGTAAACACTTCCTGTTTAAGAATACAACCGTTGACACATGCAGGACACATGCAAGCCTGGCAATAGGTCTGACTGCTGACATCAAGCTTGGTAAAAGGAATTCATATTCTATATTGAAGTTCAATGGAAAAGAAAGAACTATCCTTTATGACCAGGCTGACAATGAGGATGCACAAGACCTTCCAAAGTGGTTGCTTCCTGTGAAAACAACAATGGAGTTCCTTAACCTTGAACCAGGTGACGGAAGAAACCAGTCCTTGTTTAATTACATACTGACCTTACAAAGCAATGATTTCAGTGTGGAAGAATCAAGGGAATGCATCAGACTTATAAACAAATACATTCTGAAAGTTCCGCTGTCAGATGATGAACTGGAAGTGGTGCTGCGTGATGATGCTTTTCAGAAACCAGTGTTCTTCAAAGGTACTGCATTTCTGTTTGATAAGTTTGCAACCTACATAAAGAACAATAACCACATCATCAGGATAAACAATCAGCTTCACTTGTACAGGGATGGAATTTACATCAGCGGTCTTGCAGAAATAGAAGCGGAAATGATTAAGCACATCCCACAGCTTAACAGAGCGAAAAGAACCGAAGTGCTTTCATACCTTGACATTATGATTCGTGACAACACCCCTGCTTCCCCTGCAAACATGATTGCTTTCAGAAATGGAATCCTGGACATAAAGGATGGCAGCTTTTCCCCATTCTCACCTAATACGGTTATAACCAACAAAATTGATTGGGATTATAACCCACATGCTTATTCTGAAATCACTGATAAAACCTTTGACAAGATTGCTTGTGGTGACCAAACCATCAGGGCATTGTTGGAAGAAGCAATTGGGTTCTGTTTGTTCAGAAGAAATGAACTTGGCAAAGCCTTCATCTTGACTGGTTCAGGAAGCAATGGAAAGTCAACTTATCTGAATATGCTGAAGCACATGCTTGGAAAGCAGAATATTTCATCCCTTGACCTGAAGAAGCTTGGTGATAGATTCAGCACAGTCATGATGTTTGGCAAGCTAGCAAATATCGGTGATGACATATCAGATGAATTCATTACAGATGCATCAGTGTTCAAGAAAATTGTCACTGGTGAAACCATAGATGCAGAGCAGAAAGGACAGCCAAAGTTTGAATTTGAACCTTATGTGAAGCTGTTCTTTTCTGCAAATAACATTCCAAGAATGGGAAAAGGCAGGGATTCATCCGCAATTCTTAGAAGGCTGGTAATTATCCCCTTTGATGCAAAGTTTGATGCTACTGACCCTGACTTCAATCCACACATTGGTGACATGTTGCGGTCACAGGAATCAATGGAATACATGATTCAGATTGGACTTAAAGGACTGAAGCGAATTCTTGAACACAAGAAGTTCAGTGAATCTGAAAAAGTTCAAAAGGAACTGGATGAATATGAAGAAAGCAACAACCCAATTCTTGGGTTCATTCGGGAAGTCATTGAAGCGGATGGGTTCAAGATTGAAAATGAACCAGCAAATGAAGTGTACAAGCGTTATACAGAATACTGCCTTGCAAGCAACCTTCAGCCAATGTCAAATATTGAATTTTCAAAGCAAATCAACAGGCTGCTGAACTTGCAGGTGATGGTCAAGAGAATAGGTTCAAAGGTTTATAGAA